ATTTTACTGTACATAATCCTAAGGGAAGGAGGTACGTAGTCTCTGTTTCTAGGTGCAAAAGAAAGTCCACATGCTACTGGTTCACCCTTATACTTGTTTGGGTAAGGGTCCATCCCCAGCAGGACAATGCGAACTTTCTGAAAGGGAGTTAAATTAAAAGCCCTGAAGACTTCATCTTTGTGAGGAAAGATTTCTTTACTTGTTCTTTCCTTAGCGACGAAGCCTCCAAGGCTCTTAAAATACGGACTTTCTATTGTTTCTTTTAAATGCTGATACCAATCATCTGGTATATCAATTAGCTTTTTCATTATTAATGTAATCTAAAAATGCTCCATTAACTAGAGTTCTTGATTTCTTACCCCAACCTCTTCTGTCTTCTACTAAAATAATGTTAGGATTTAGTGTTGTGTTAAGGAGTCCTGGGTATTCTTTTTCAATCTCGTTAAGGACTCTTACGTACTGAGCTTTATAAGAAGCTATAGTGTCATAAAAGTCTTTATGTTGTTTAATGGAATGGATGATACTTGAGTGATCTTTAGATAAGAGAAATCCTATCTTGCTTAAAGTGTAATAAAACTGAAGCCTGAAGACGGCTGCAAATTGAAATCTTGCATCTACTAATTCTCTTCCTCTACGTAAGCGTACAAAGTCTTCTATATCTACTTTATGTACTTTGCAGATAATAGACATAATAGACTGCTCTAACTCGTTAAACTTTTTAATGTTTATCTTGGTCTCTTGCGATCTTTGAAATGTAGCCAATCTTTTTGCTGCTGCTTCCTCTGAAGTTACAATAGTTACATTCTTTGTGTAATACTTAGAATATTTACTTTTGCTTCTTGTTCTGTTCCACACACCCTCCTGTACTAAGGGTTCTACTTTTAAGTCCTTAAACGCTAGCGTTAAGGCTTCTTTTACAATATCATGAACTGATGGCATATTTCTATTAATTTTTCTTTTCCGTGCTCTTTATAAATGTCGCTTATGTCTTTGCCTAAGCTCGCATGATGATACAATACTGGTATATCGTACATCTCTGATATTTTCTTTGCTCCTTCTATTCCTGCTCTATCTGCGTCAAACCAAACATATATGGAATCAAACCTAGCCCTAAGTAGTTCGTAAGCATTTTCTGAAATAGGAGTTGTTTCACTTCTAACAGCTACTGCATTAACCCCAATAGAGTGTAAGGTCATTACATCTTTGGTTCCCTTTGTTATGATTAAGATACTTCCCTTATGAGGTAATTGAGTGTAACCTTCTAGCATACCTCCAAAGAAGTTAGTTCTGAATTTTACTTTCTTCTCAGCGTAAGGACGATATAGTTTGAATTTATCTTTCTCTTTATACCGATAACAAGGATCAAAGTCATTGTTGATGTACCATATGTTTTCTGCTATCCAAGCCTTATCTACTTTTCTTACATCGTAGAATTTAAGAATCTTCTCTGTTACTCCAAACTGAGACCAGTATTCTAAATCTTTCTGATTGAATTTAGTTAGTTTTACTTTTATGGATGCCGGTTTTACTTCTGCTGGTTTAACTGTTTTAAGACTGTCTATTTCTATTTTAAGTCCAAGCCTATCTTCTAGGCTAAAGTTCTTAAGCTGGAAATCTGACTCAATCTTATAAAGAATATCAGGATACTCATACCCTGTTCTCATTTGAGCTATGTCTATGCAGTTATAGTGGATTTTCTCAGTAGCGTAGTCAATAAAGTAAAGATTACCTCCTTGACTCCACTTAAAGAAACAGGTAGCATGCTTATCAGATCTGAAAGGATTCTTGTATTTGTTTCTTAAATCTATCTTTTCTCCGAAGTAAAAAGACATTAAAGTCTCTTGTCCTACAAGCTTGTACAAAGTCTGTACGTTAGGTCTGATTTCAATACTTGTTAAATCCATAACTAGGTTAGTTAATAAAAAAGGGGCTACAAATGTAACCCCCTTTTCTAAAAATAGAATAGAATAATTTAAAAGAATTAAAATAGGCTGTCTACGTCTTCGCTGATATTAGCTGTTGCTACATCGCTAGAATCCCAACTCATAGCAGGTTCGTTAGAGAAAGGACTCTCTACTTCATTGCTTTCAGGAGCATTGTTCTCAGTGTATTCTTTGAAGGTAAAGTTTCCGTAGAAACTCTTGAAGCCATACTCACCAGTGATTTGCTTAGCTACGTAGTCAGTAATTTTACCACCTACGTTAACAAATACTTTAGTGCATACATCTTGATACTTACCATCTTTAATTCCCAAGAGAACTTTAACACCCATGTTGGCTTTGTTGAAGTGAGCAAAGAAGTCTACCAACTCATTACCCTTACCTTTTGCGATAGCATTCCAAGAGTCAAGTACAAATGGTTTCTCTTTAGGAGAGATGTTACCATAAGCCTTAAGCAAAGAATAAACTGTCTCTTCACCACCCTTAGCTTCACGAGCACTTCTCAAGTCCATTCTACGAGAAGGATCTAAAGCAGATTGTGCATCACTTAAGTCAGCTAAGTTAAGAGCCCAAGAGGTTCTTGTATAATTGTCAATGAATTGTTTCTTACCTGCTTGTGAGGTACGAGTATCATTGTTAACCCACAAAGAAAACTTACCACGCAAATCTGTTTTAAAGTCTGGATGGTTTACATACCAGAAGTCCAAACGCATTCCGTTATCTCCTTCGTAGTTAGGTTCTTTAACTTTATCTTCGTCAATTCCCAAGAGGGCAGCAAGTGCTTTACTAGTTGGGTTTACAGCAACGATTTGGATAGGTGCAAATCCTGTGTACATTTTCTTGCCTGATGAAGGCTCTCTGGTTTCTAATTCGTCGAATTTCATAATTTTTTGTCTTTAAGTTTTTTATTTGGTTTTTGTTGGTACTTCTTCTGCGTAATAAGTGTCAATTGTTTGACATACAAGGTTTAGGTCATTTGGAATCAATGTATCAGCAAACATATCCATAGGGCTCTTCGCAGGATAGTTTCTAAAACGATTGGTTACAAAATTGTAAGTCGGCTTTTCTTCTTTGTCTTCACCTATGTGAGTATAAAGACAGATAGTAAACAATCCCTCGAGTACAATTTGAGAATCTAGTGCTTTACCGATAGTCTTAATCTTCTGACCTACTATATTTCCATTATCCTCTATGTTCTCTGAGTGAGTGATGTAAAATACTTTAAGGTCATTACGAAGTTTACGAGCTGTAGTAAGCATGTGAGTTACTTCTTGCGCCAATTTTGTAAATTTTGCGAATCCGATCTCATTGGCTTTTCTCATCATAAGGAAAGACATAGAGTAAATAGCATCATCCATAATTACATTCTTGATGTGTGGTGCTTTCTCGCTAATTTGTTGTAACAAAGCTGTAATTTGAGGGATCTCATCTACTTCCATGTAGTTCTTAGACTCAGTGTTGTAGAGTTTCTCCGCTCCTTTGAAAGGCAATTCTTTCCGTGCTACGTTGATAATAAAGGTTTCTTTTGGGTCTAGGGTTCTGATAGAGGTAGACTTCCCAGTTCCGCTAGGACCTACGATTGCGATTAGTTTACTTGACATATATTTGTTTTATTTGGTTTATTTGGTTTCTTCGATTTCGTCTATTTGGTCAATAATATCGTCTTCTGTTTCCCAACCAAAGTTGCCTACAAAGTGCACAGCAGCAGTAAAACAGTTTTCGATACTTCTTTCAGGATCTGTTAGTAACTCTTCTCTCATAGCTTCATTGTTGTAAAGCTCAGAGGAAAGCCACATCAAGAAGTTATCTTCTTGTTCTATTGTCCATGTGTGCTTTTCATACCATCCATCCTCTTTAACATCTACAGCGCTATAATCTACGTTTATAACATCACACATGTGTTTGATTATTCTAATTAAATACGGGTTCTGTTGTTCATCCATTCTTTGTTTACATTTTTAAAAATCGTTCATAATGATTGCCTACTGGGTTATTCATGTCTTGTGGTCTAGGTAACTCTTGGAATTCTCCGTTAGCTCCGTTAAAGTATAGTCCTATGCTTGAGTTTTCTAAGCCATAGTAACGGTCTTTAAGGAATTTAAGGGAGCGATACTTGTTACCCAATAGACTTACATCGTACCCATTATGAGTAGCGATGTTGTATCTAGCAGGACTAAATAAACCAATGACAATTTCGTAGTCTTGGTGTACACCTTTGTTAATGTGGAGTTCCTCCATTGATGGTTCTAGTTTCTCTTCCATCAATTGACCTTTGTAGGTGTAAGTCTGTTTCTCTGATGCAGGTGTCTGCTGATGTACGATTACGTTGATCATCTTATAACGCTTAGAAAACACTTCTAATACGTAATCTTTAACCATAAAGTCAAAGGTTTGATAAGATGATAACTTAGTCTTGGTGTCAGGAGCAATCTCATTAGATAAAAGACTAATGTGGTCTAAAATAAAAAATACCCAAGTATCGTCTGATTTATACTTATAGCCTGTGATTAATTTCTTACCATCTTCGAGTTCTTTATATGTGTGCTCTCCGATTTCAGGGTTATCAAAATAGGCTCTAATATACTTAGACATACCTGTAGGGTTTCTAATGTAATCAACTACTTCTACAATGTTCTGTAGGTTGTAAATAAACCTTTCAGCATCTTTGACCTTATCCATAAGATCAGAAGTCATAGTGTAATTACCAATAGATTTTAGTTGTTGTACGCTAATAGTTATTTTGTATCTCTCATACATGTAAATAGAGATAAAAGATAACCAGAAGTCTGTAGCGCTTTCTTCTAAGGCAAAGTAGAAGATTTTAGGTTTGATAGAACTCTTCTTGAGTGTTACTTGCTTGTAGATGTTTAAGATAGTCATGTACTTAGCGAACTTTGACTTACCTACACCTGAAGCAGCAGTTAAACAAGTAATAGAACCTTTAGTAAATCCTCCGTAATGTTCGCCTAGTCTAGGAAATGGAGGAGGGATAGAAGTTAATCCCCCCTCTTCCTTCACTAATTTATTACGTTCAATCTGCCCAATTAATTGTTCAAAATCCATACTTAAAGAATTTGATGACTGTTGTAAGCTGGACCACTGCCATTCTTTAACTCCTCACACCACTTAGCTAAGTCGCTTTGGTCTACTCCATCTATCTTTTTGTAAATAAAGTAACCACACTCTCTAATGAATCTGATGTTTCCTTGAGACTTAAGCGTACTTATGTACAGATCTGTTGCTTGTGATATTTCTTCTAGAGTATAGTCGTATTCACTGATAAATCTAATTAAGCGTTTTACTACGCTAGATTTATCTGTAGTCTTACCTGATACTCCTAGATTCTTAGCACTAAACTTAGCTACAAACTCAGCCAACCAAGTAGCAGAA